CGCTTGTTGTTGTTTTAATTGCCTTTTGTCTTGGCTTTTTCCAAACAACAAGTTTAGCCCTGTTCCGATTGCTCCGCTTACTGCTCCGCCTACTGCGTTTCCCATTTGCCCCTTGAGCATTTCTCCAAATTTTCCCATTTTTTCGCGCTTTTTTTTATAAAAAGTGTTTTACTCCTAGTTCATAATATAGAACACATGCGTACCACTTTAATTTAGTTAATTTTCTGTGCCCGTTCCTTGTGTTGTATCGGCTCCGCCGTCCACTATTTTCATTTCTGCGCTTTTAGCTTTATTTTCTCTTTTAGCTTTGTGCGTTGCGCTTACTTTGTCCATTGCTTCTATTGCTATTTCGAATCTGTCTGTTCTTATGTTATATGCTGGGACAACTCCATCTTTTCTTTCTGTAAATACCAGCGGTGCGCCATCTGTGATGGGTTCTCTGTTATTTACAATTCTTTCAATCTTATTTTCTAATGTTTCTCCTTCAATACTATTATTGAGGTTTATACTTGTCTTATATTGTTTTTTTACTTTATACATTTTTTTAAAATTATAAGCCCCTTTTTATCGGGGCTATTTGTTTATAAATTAGGCATTAATTTTGCTGACATTTTACGTCTTGCTGTAATATCAACTCCAATTTGTACCCAAAAGTTCTGAGCATCTCTTGAAGTTTGTGCAAATATGTTGTTAAATTTTGCTGGATCTATGTATGTTGTTAAATCTTTAATTTTTCCTGCTTCATTTATTTCATATCTTCTGTTGAGTGTCATAAACATTTCATTATCTTCAACTGCGAAATTTCCATAGCATTTGTTAACGTTCGTCATGTAATTCAACCATGCTGGTTGTTTTCCTGCACTGCTGAATGTTTTTGTACTTCCGTTAATACTTGTATCCCACCATGCCATTTGGTCTGTTACTAAGTCTTGGAATCCGATTTCATCTAATGCTGGTTTATGGAAATCGTTCATTGTTTCTAAGTTTACGTTGAATTTATTTCCTTGGCTATAATCAATTCTCGGTGTTAAGCTTACTATACCCATAATAAAGCATGGTTCGTTACATTTTACCGTTACTTTTCCGCCTTTATGTTTTTTATCTAATATTCCTTTACCTGCTAATGTTCCTAGAGGTTGCTGATTGTTATCAAATCCTGCTTCTCCGCTTGTTCCACTTGAACTGATTACTTCTTGGAATACTAATTCTTTAATTAATCCTCCTTGATATACTGGTGTTTCTGCGCTTCTTATTCTTTCGTGTGTATATACTGCATCTAACCAGTCGTCATAACTTCCTCCGCTTATTGCGATTCTGTTTAACATGTCGTACACTTTTTTACTTAATTGTAGAGTATCTACTGTAAAGCTTCCGTCACTTGTATCAATTGCTGTTATCGCATTAATTCCGTTTTCGCCGTCAATCCATTCTGTACTCATCCAGTTATTGAATAAGTCACTTTGATATGTTTTTAGTCCTAATCCTTCTTGACTTGCTTCTTTGAAATATATTCCTTCTTCTACGTCACATGGGTAGCTATACGGTGCGAAATTTATTTCATGTTCCCCTTCTTTTCCTATAATTACTGGGTTAGGTAATCCAGTATTTCTTAATATTACATTTCTTGCATCATCTATATTACTTAATGGGAAGAAATTTACTTGTGGGTTACTATTTAGTAGTTCTTCTTCTTTTTCATAACTCCAATAACTTATTTCATTGTCATAAAAGCTCGATGTTGGGTCGCTTAAATCTATAGCCGTAGTTCCAACTGTTACTTTTTGAAATATATCTAATGCGTTTCTTAGAGTTCCTCCATTTATTGAAAGTTTTATTTGACTTGCTTCTGGTTTTACTGCTCCGCTAAATAATAATGATACTACTGTCTTATCAATTATTAATAGTCCTGCATCTCCTCCGTCTTTTGGTATTGTTATATCAGTTACATATCCATCGTTACTTGCTACTACGCTTGTAATTACTTTTTTTATTGTTAATGTATCTGTGTGAATTACTGCTCCTACTTCTTCTTGTTTATTAGCATAATAATTTTTATAAATATCCCAGTATCCTAAATATGGTATTGCATTAAATCTTCTTTTTACTGTTGTTCCCGTACCATTTTGTGAGCCTAGTCCGCTAATTCCTAAGTATTTGAATATACAACTTGGGTTAATTTGTTGGTTATCTACTGCTTTATTATAATTAATGTTATTTGCTTCTAGCTCTATCTGTGGTAGTTTTACTTTACTCATATCTAGTCCAATTCCTAGAGTATTATTATGTAAATCTCCGTTGTATAGTCTAACTGGTACTTCGAATATGTCTAATTGTACTTTATAGCTTCCGAATAATGGTCCCACTGTTGGGTGTGTCATTATGTTAGCTTCTAGATCAATATCGAATGTATCTCCTGGTAATCCTATTTCACTCATGAATGGTACTAATGTACCTGCACTCATTGTGCTTCTCCATATATATCCTAGATCATGCGTTGATCTTTCATAAGTTCGCATGTCTACTGTCATTTTTTTGCCACTTCCTAAGCGGTCTCCTCCGATTGTTTTTTTCATTTTAATTGTTTTCTTTTAGTTTATTTACTTGTTCTGCTATTACTCCTACTACTGTTGTTAAAAATAACCAATTAACTCCTTTTGTAAGTTCTTTTAATTCTTCATCTGTTAGGTCTACGTCTGTAATTCTGTAATTTCCTAATGTTAAGAATTTATTTCCGTCTTGTTCTACTAGTACGAATGGTGTATTTTCCACTTCTGTACGTTTTACTAATTCTTCGTTTTTTACTACTTCCATTTCTTTTTCGTTTTTTGTCATTTTTTTGTCATTTTTTAATTTAAGGGTTCAGCTTTTAAAAATCTATAGTCCAATTCTCTGATTTTAATACTATAGCGTTTCATTGCTATTTGTTTTGCTTCATACTGTGTTTCTGCTTCTGCGATGCCTAGCATTATATTTCCGTACGAAATTTTAAAGTATTGTTTCATAATTTTTAAATTTTTTACTAATATACTTTTTCTATCCGACTTTACAACCGTAGAAGCTCTTTTCCGTCTAGTCGGGGAAAACCTCGATAGAGTTTTCAGGCCGCAAGTGTGCGTCGGGTTCAGTTCGCTGATTAAGCATCCACATACGTCTTTCTTCTTCATATTTTTTTCTATTCCAATCTTCTGTATTATCTCCATATCCTAATCTTTTGTTTTTTTCTCTATAATATTTTAATACCTTATAATATGTTTCTTCTCCGTTACTTATATTTATTCTTTCTCCACATATCCATCTTTCTCCTTTATCTAACTTTTGTAACCAAAGTTTTTCTCTTTCTTCATCACTGTATATTTTATTTCTCCAATATATCGGCATTGCTATTTTATGTCCCGTTCTTGTTGTGTAATATTCTCGTGTATTTTCTTCGTTGAATTTATTTTTTATCCAATCTGTTCTGTCTATATAGCCTTTACCTATTCCTGCACTTGTTAATATTTTTGGTTTGTATTCTTTGTGTTGTAGGTCTTGCTTGTTAACGTATTTTGTTAAATAATTTACTGTTTTTTCATTTACAAAATTTTCTTCTTTTTTACCAGTCCATACGAAGCCGTATTTCCACTGTTTTTCAATTTCTTCTATTTCATCTGTCCATATTATTCCATGCAGATGTAAATTTTCTGTTCCATTGTGTCCTAGTTCTGTAACTAGCCAATGTCTTACGCTTTTTTTATGTTTTTTTCTCCATCTTTCTAAAAATCTTCTTACTGCTATTTTTGCAATTTTATTGTCTAATTCATATCCTCTTATTCCGTTTTCTTCTTCTTCTGCTATTGTTCTTAATTCTTTTATGCTTTCATTACTAAATGTTAATGTAATGAATTTTCCGTTTTTATTGTGTCTTACATCTTCTAATAGTCTTATTTGCCATTCCCTTGCTTTTTGTTTTCTACATTCTATACATTTTCCGCAACCTACTGGTACTGCCAGTACTCTTTTATCACAAATGGCGGGTATGTTCCCGCCATTTTTTTTATTTGCTATGTATTTTCTATTCTGTATTAGTTTCGGGTATAAACACATATTATTTTTTTAATGGGTTTAAACCTATTCTTCCTAGAATGTCTCCGATAATTTTATAATACCATGGTGTGTCCGGTGGTATTCCTTGTTTTGCTAAGTCTGCTTGATAACCTTTTAATATTGCTTCTGCTTGCATAATATTTCCACTAGTTTTTGCATTTTGCAAATCTTGTATTACTTTTCCATATCCTGCCTTTATTGCTTTTACTAATGGTGCTTCTGCATCATCGAATGTTTTATCGTCAAACATTCCTTTTTTTTCAGCTTCCCACATAGCATTTAATTTTTCAGCTTCAACTGCTGTTATTTCATTTCTTCTGTGTTGTGCTTGTGCCATTTCTATTGGAGTAATCCATTTATTTATTGCATTTTGGAATTCTTTTAAATTCTTTTCTTCTCCACTTACTCCTGCACTTGCTTTTTTGTTTTCTGTATCTGCATTTATATTGTCTATTTGTGCTTTCATTAGTCCATGCTGTAACGCCATTGCTTGTGTTTGTGCTGCGTTTGCTGCTTGTCCTCCACTTACTCCGCTTCCAGTTCCACTAATTGTGCTTCCCCCACTTCCACTAGTTCCATATATTAATGCAGGGTTTAGACCTGCGTTTTTAATATGTTCCATTTGTGCACCGTAGTTTGTTTTATTCCAATAGTCTAATGATATGTTTTTATTATAATCTGCCATTTCCATATTGGCTTTTTGTTGCATATCGCTTAGCGCTTGTTGTTGTTTTAATTGCCTTTTGTCTTGGCTTTTTCCAAACAACAAGTTTAGCCCTGTTCCGATTGCTCCGCTTACTGCTCCGCCTACTGCGTT